AATGCAGCCAGTGCCCTCACGTCACCAAATGCATCGGTAGTGGGTCTGTAATGGCCAGTCCTCCCAGATTCTACGGCCCTGACGGCATCCTTCGTGAGCAGTTCTACTTCACGACGACGCTGTCCTCGCGTTTCTTCCGTGGTGAGATGGATGCCGATACGGCAGACATGCAGGTCTCTGTGCGGGGTGGGGCCTTCACGTCTGACCCCGATCTCATTTTCTTCGAGGGTACAGCGTTCACGATCCCAAATCCGAGTGCTTTCCCTGACGGCCTTCAGTTGCTAGCTGGACAGAATCGGATTGAGGTTAAGTCCATTCTCTCGAATGGGCAGTCCACGGCAACGTCCTTCTCCGACGTGACCCTATCGCTCGAGCGTGATCTGGGGGTCCTCGTGACGGCTCCTACCGGAGTCTACATCGAGCGTCAGGACAGCACAGTCAAGATCACCGTGGATGGCATCACGACAACGGGCTTTCAGGGGTTCAACTTCTACGCCTCCACGGAAGCTGGGGGAGGGGTCGTAGGCTACAGCCGCATCAACATCGACCTGGTGAGCTCGGGCGAGGTAACGGAGCGCACCAGTACCCTGGGGGAGCTCGAGGTTGATACAGAGGTTGTGACTGACGTGGATGGGTCCCACCTGGCTGACCCGCAGTACCTGGTCTACGTTGGGACGCAGCAGGACGAGGATGGCGACGTCCTGAGTACGGACTTCAACCAGCGTCTCGAGATACCTGAGACCGTAACGCAGGTGAGGACCCTAGTCACTGTAGAAGAGGTGCAAAGGACGCAGCGGTACTCCTTTGTGCACGACCGGGCAGCAACGTACATCTCGTCCGAGAACCCGGCTGTTCCGAACGCAGCCTTCAATTCTCTGCCTGCCTCGGATCCCCTCTACTATGTGGTGACCTCCGTATTCTTCGATGGTGAGACAGAGGTCGAGTCCGACCTGTCCTTTGAGTTGGCGGGGTCTCCTCTTACGGTCACTACGAGTGTGGGAGTGCTTCCTGCCGTTGGAAGGCAACAGATCGTCCGTGACGTGGCCGCCTCCATCAATAGGTCAAGGCCGGAGATTCAGATACAGCCCGGATCGAGTCTGCGCGATACCTTCATTGACCCCTTCTCTACGGAAGCGTCGCGGATCCGCTTCATCCTGGATTTCCTGCACATCGCGGGATCCTTTGCCACGCTCCTCCAAGTAGACGATCCAACCTTCTCCGGCGAGTCCATTCCTGTGACCCAGAGCGCCTTCAAGCTAGGGCTGAAGGAGGCGTTCTTCCTAACGGCCGTTGAGGACGTTCAGAGTCTTATCGACGGTGCCTTTGATAAGCTGGCGTCGAACTACGGCCTGACGAGAAAGCCTGGTCTCAGGGCACGTGGGGAGGTGGTGTTCTTCACCACGTCACGTCCTGACACTGACCTTCAGTTCCCTATCGGAACGATCGTAACGGCCAGTAGCACTCGCTATCGCACGACCTCCTCGGCCACCATCACCTCGAGCGGGGCTGGGGTATTCTTCAACCCCACCACGGGACGGTACTCGGTCAGGGCCTTCATCCAGGCAGAGGATCCGGGAGCTGATGGGAACGTCACCTCGGGGCAGGTCAACGCAGTCGTAAATGGGCCTGCCGGTGTATCCGTAACGAATCCGTCATCCACCTTTGGGGGGACGGATGAGGAGTCCAACCGGGACCTAGCTGTTCGTGCTCTTCTGGCTCTGGCTTCTGTGGATTCCGGTACGCGGGAGGGGTACGAGAACACGGCGGCCTCCGTCCCGCAGGTGCTTCAGGTAAGCGTTATTGACGCTGGAAGCCCTCTCATGGTCCGTGACTACGAGCCTATTCTCGGGAAGCACTTGAATGGCAGCGTGGACATCTGGGTCAGGGGAAGCCAGTCTGGTCGTGTCACAGAGGGCTTCGTTTTCGCCTTCGAGATTGCGAAGAGCATTCAGTTCGAGCCTGTTGGTGACCCGCAGAACCTGACCTTCCGGGCCATCGATGCGAACCTGTCGGAGGACAATCCCATCATCGAGATGCTGGACCGTACCGACATTGGCCTAGGCTTCCGCAACACAACGAAGGGGTATTGGTTCGACCTGACGGACGTGAGGATCGACACCTATAACGTCATTCAGCTCTCGGCGGAAGCCAACGACCCTGTGGACATCTCGATCACGGACATCATTCGAGGGAGCTACAGGTACAGGACAACGGACAGGTACGTGCCTGCCCGACAGCCCATCACGCAGGTCATCTCGCTGACGGGCAGCGTCTCTGGTGTCATTGACCCCTCGCTCTACGCTCTCTTCAGAAACGGCTCGCCCCTTGCTAAGGGCAGGTCGATCGAGGCTGGTGACTATATCAAGATCACTCAGCCGGTGGGAGAGACGACAATCCCTAGCGGTGAGCCCGTGGAGGTCACTGACGAGTTCCACGTTCTGTTAGATGGTATCGAGTACCTAGATAATCTGGGAGCGAACCCACTTACGATCGCCGTATTCAGCACGGACCGGACCATCGAGTACGTTGGGCCCTACGATCCCTCTGTGACGGGCGGGGTCACGCCGCAGTGGACGATCCTTGAGGGAAATGCTACCACCCCGGTGGGCATCCAGATCACGGGTAACACCCCTCCTAGCGGAACGGAGCTGGTAGCGGGTGACAGCGTGCTGATCGACTATGCCTATGATGAGAACTTCGTCGTTGAGTTCGATACCAACGGTCTTGTCCGAGTGGTGCAGAGCGAGATCGACAACATGCGGCACCTGACTGCCGACGTGTTGGTAAAGGACGCGATCGCTGTGGGGGTGGACATCACGGCAACGGTAGTTCTGTTCGAGAACTACACGGTCGACGAGGTGGATGCCGATCTACGCACGAACCTGGCAAACATGTTCAACACGCAGGAGATCGGACTACCGCTCAGGCAATCGGACGTAGTGCGCGAGATCGAACTGACTGATGGCGTCTCCTACGTCATCGTACCTCTCACGAAGATGGTCAAGGCGGACGGGTCTCCTGTGGTACGCGAGCCCCTCCCGACGAACACCGAGGCGGATGCCTTCTGGGTTGAGCTCTGGTCTACACCAGCGGTGGATGCCTATCTACTGGTAACAGAGCTAGAATCCGCCACGACGGACGGAGGTGGCCCCACTAACGAGTTCCGTGGTGTCTTTCAAGGGGAGACGGAGCTGTCCTTGCAGCTACAGCGACCCAGCGTGACGGGAGCTCCGCTAAAGAACTCCGTGGGCAACTGTTTCATCATAGGAAACACGGGCCTGACCATTCCTGGGTACAGTGACGACGCAACGTTGAAGGCGCAAGAGCCGTTTGCTACAGCGGACGAGATTGAAGCTCGCAGGGTCGAAATATCATCCAATCGCGTCCTGGTCACGCTTGCCCCTGGCGACGTGCCTGCCAATTACGACTACACGGTGACCTACATCGTGGAGGGAGAGACTGGCGTGAAGAACATCGAGGTGGGGCCGGTCGAGTACCTGGAGGAGGGTACCTTCAACTTCACCTACGACCAGGATGAGGACTTCGCGACTCGACAGTCTAACCGGGCCCGTGGGAGGTAACGGTGGCGGACAAGCCTGAGGACAAGGACCTTTTCCCCTCCTCCCTGGAGCAGAATCCCTCTCCCGTCTCTGTTCCGAGTCAGGATCGGCAGAGAAAGGTCCGCTCCCAGGTCAGTAGGATCATGGAGGTGTTTCAGCAGGTTCTACCCTCCAACTACGTCAGTCAGGTCCAGGGTCCCTTCTACACGCTTCAGTTTCAGGCCGCCGCAGAGGCCATTGCGCAGATTCAGATATCTGCGCAGGAGGCCTTTGCGGATCGGGCCTACGTGTACACCAGGCCAGAATTCCTATGGCAGATCCTGGGGACGCTTGTCTTCCCCCACGGGAGGAGTGAGGGCATTCCCAGGCTTGAGGGTGACCTCACGTACAGGGACTTTCTCCGAAGGATGGTGGTAATCCTTCTGAAGGGTGCAACAGAGGAGGCGGTCAGGGAGGGTCTCGAGCTGTTGACCACTGCCGACATCGAGATCATCGAAAAGGGAGTACAGCGAAGGAAGCTTGGCGAACTGTCGGGATATGGACCGGAGGACCATTTTTCTTTCGAGGTGAATGTTTCTCGCATCGCTCAGACGATTGGTGATGACAAGGAGCAGGAGCCCGATGAGGGCGCTGTTATCTCGGAAGACGCGCAGGATGAGGACACTCCCACCACGAATGAGGGCAAGACCGTCGACCTGTATGGGTTCCCAGAGGAGGACCCCTTTGTCCTTCAGCGGAATGTCGAGCTTGTGCTCAGGGCCCTGAAGCCGGCCCACGTGCTTTACAGCTTCCGCTACCTATTCCGGGACGTATTCCAGGGGACGGTCCAGGACACGCTCACCTGGGAGATGGAGTCGTACTACTACGACGATCTGCGCAAGTATTGCTGCGGGGCAAAGGACGTCGAGGGAACCGCAGGAAGGACCCTTACCGACCGATCCCTTTTCGCTGACAGCACGCTTTCTTTTCATTCCGTATCCACTCCTGCTGAGCTCGTGGTTCTTACCGGACCCAACTCGATCAACGCATCCCCCACGGATGAGGGCACAGTGGGGCGTTATCGGGTCGTAGGGGTCCTGTACTTCCCTTACGGTGATGACCCTACTGCCCGGTCTTACACGACGTCAGGGGGCCTTTCAGGCAGTGCCACGGTCCTTGATGGAGTCGTGGAGGACCCTAGCCAGGATTTCGGTCAGGCTTCCGAGGGTGAGACCTTGACCTTCCTTAGCGGACCTAACGCCGG